CCATCATGGGCAAAACGTTATCCAGTCTTTCCGGGCTTAGCTGGGAAGGTATTGCCAAAGGCTTGATTGCTATGGGCGGCGGTATGGCCATCCTTGCTATCGGATTGAATAATATGGAAGGAACTCTTAAGGGGTCTGCTGCATTACTTGTTGCTGCTCTCTCTTTGGCTGTTCTTGCTCCTGTTATGACGTCCCTTGGTAAGATGTCCTGGGAAGGTATTGCGAAGAGCCTGATCGCAATTGCTGGTGCTTTTACCGTTATCGGACTTGCCGGGCTTATCCTTGAGCCGGTTATTCCCGCAATTCTTCTTCTTTCTGGAGCGATAGCGTTGATCGGAATTGGCTGTATGGCTGCTGGCGCCGGGCTTCAGCTTTTTGCCGCCGGATTGGCAATGCTTGTTGGGGTTGTCGCAACCGGGGCGACCACTCTGGTAGCTACAATAAAGGTTATTCTTCTCGGGATTCTTGGAATGGTTCCAGAGCTGGCCGGCAGTTTGGTAACTGCAGTTAAATCTCTTGTGGATGTATTTATTCGGTGCGTTCCTTATCTTGCAGAGGGTGTTCTGAAACTGATTGTCGGTGTCTTCGAAGCTCTTGTGAAGTATACACCGAAGATTGTTGATCTGGCATTTAACTTCCTGATCAAGATATTTGAGGGGATTGCTCAGAATACGCCTCGGCTGATTAAGTCGATCATTGATATGTTCGCCAACATATTCTCTAGCGTAATCGATGCCCTTTCGAATGTTAGTCCCGATGTACTGCTTAAGGGAACGGCGTGCTTGGGCCTTCTTGTCCTCATTGCAAATGGCTTGGCTGCTCTTGCCATAATCGCTCCTGCTGCTTTGATCGGTACAGTGGCATTTGGATTGGTCATCGGAGAGCTTACTCTTGTGCTATCTGCACTCGGTAAACTTGTAAACGGCCAGGAACTGAACAATATTGTCAAAGCCGGAGATCTTCTCGAGAAGATTGGTAGTGCGATTGGCAGGTTTATAGGTGGATTTGTCGGTGGCATTGCAAAGGGCGTCACCTCTGTACTCCCTGGTATTGCAAACGATTTGTCTATGTTTATGATCCTGCTTCAGCCGTTCCTAACTGGAGCTAAGAGCATTGACGCTTCCACTTTCGATGGCGTTATGCAAATTGTCAAGGTTATGACCGCGCTTAGCGGTGCTAATCTTGTTGAATGCGCAACGCAATTTATTACAGGAAGTTCATCGATGGCAATGTTTGCCGCACAACTTGTGCCCTTCGGCAAAGCCATTACCCAATTCTCTGAGACTGTCTCTGGGAAAGTTGATGAGGGGGCTGTAACCGCTGCTGCTAATGCTGGTAAGATCCTCACCGAAATGGCAAATACGATTCCTAATACTGGAGGGTTTGCGGCGCTCTTTGCGGGCGATAACGATCTTACCACATTTGCTAGTGACATTGTCCCCTTCGGCGAGGCCATTGTTAAGTTCTCTGAGACCGTCTCCGGAAAAGTTGACGAAGGAGCAATAACAGCAGCAGCCAATGCAGGCAGAACCTTGTCTGAATTGCAGAAGACTCTCCCTGAGATTGGTGGTCTTAAAGCCGTATTTACCGGTGAACAGAGCTTTGCGATGCTTGCCAATCAGTTGATTCCTTTTGGTGAAGCTATGGCCGGATTCTCCGATACAGTAAAGAGTATCGATGAATCTGCAGTGACCGGAGCGGCCAACGCCGGCAAAGCACTTGCTGAGATGGCTAGCGCCATCCCGAATTCTGGAGGATTATTCACACTTTTCACGGGCGATAATCGTCTTGATATTTTCGGTTTGCAGTTAGTTGCGTTTGGTTTGGCGATATCCGACTTCTCCTATATTGTCTCCGGTAATGTGGATGAAGGTGCTGTTATGGCTGCGGCTAATGCAGGCAAGATCATGGCTGAAATGGCAGCCACTTTACCCAATAGCGGTGGCGTATTTTCTGTATTTACAGGAAACCATGACATGGTTCTGTTCGGACTTCAGCTTGAATCTTTCGGTGAATCTATCGCGGCCTTCTCTGCAAGCGTGAGCGGTAAAATTGATGAGGGCGCTGTCATTGCTGCAGCAAATGCAGGAAGGACCTTGTCCGAGATGCAAGCAACACTTCCTAATGTTGGTGGCGTTGTTCAATTCTTTACCGGTCATAAAGAGGATCTGGGCACCTTTGCAGAAGGTATCACTGCTTTCGGTACTGCCATGTGCGGATTTTCTCAGGCTATTACTGGAGAGGGCACCTTTAACCCGGAAGCAGTGACTGCAGCGGCTAATGCTGGCAAGGCACTTGCCGAATTGCAGAACACTCTTCCTAATACGGGTGGTGTAATTCAATTCTTTACTGGCCATAAAGAGGACTTTGGAACTTTCTCAGAGGGACTCGTTCCCTTTGGCGAAGCAATGCGAGATTTCTCAAAGACCGTGTCCGGAAATATTGATGCCGAAGCTGTAACTGCAGCCGCTAATGCGGGTAAGGTCATGGCTGAAATGTCCGCCACACTTCCTAAAGATGGCGGGATATTTTCTGTATTTTCAGGTAAACCGGAAGACATGGCATCCTTTGGCACAGACTTGGAGACATTTGGCAATGCTATCGTTGGGTTCTCTAAGATTCTTGTTGATGGAAGTATCGATACAGAGAAGATTACTGCTGCAGCAAATGCCGGCAAGATCATTGCCCAGATGGCAGATGCAATTCCTGATAGTATTGCAAATCTGTCTATCCTCAGCAGTAAGCTTGAGCCATTTGGCGAAGCACTGGGTAAATTCCAGTCTCAGATTTCCGAGGTAAACGTTGACCTTCTATCTACTGCCGTGGATAAGATCAAAGATGTTGTGGAAAAGCTAGCCACCGTTAGTACCAACGGTCTTGATAAGTTTGTTGATTCGTTCAATAAGGCCGAGTCTAAGGCCGTTTCTGCGTCCAACAAAATGCTCGACAACACGATTAGCAAGATTGAGGGTAAAAAGTCCAAGTTTAAATCTGCAGGTAAGGCCCTGGTAACCAATCTGATCGATGGCTTCAAGGAAAAGAACTCTAAGATTTCCTCCACGATCACCGATAAACTTGACAATGCAATTAGCGACATCAAGGATCTCTATGACGATTTCTATGATGCGGGGTCCTATCTTGTTGATGGATTCGCCAGCGGCATCAGCGCAAATAGTTACAAAGCATCTGCTAAGGCAAAGGCTATGGCCGAAGCTGCATTTGAGGAAACCAGGGCTGCTCTTGGTAAGCTTCCCGAGTTCTTCGATCCCAATGTCAAGGCCATGCCCGTAATTAAGCCCGTGGTTGACCTTAGTGGCGTATCCGATGGTGTTAGTAAGATGACGGACATGTTCAGTGTTACTCCATCCGTCGGAGTCATGGCGAACATTGGCGGCATTAGCTCTATGATGAATCGTCGTCAAAATGGAGCTAATGACGATGTCATTTCTGCCATACACAGCCTTGGTCGGACGATCAGCGAATCCTCTGGCGATAGCTACACCATTAATGGCATCACTTATGACGACGGCGGTAATGTTGCTGATGCAATAAGAACGCTTGTGCGTGCTGCACGAATTGAAGGGAGGACGTAAATCAGTGGTTACTGTTAAGAACTTAACTATCAGTAAACAAACCGGCAGTAATGCCCATTATGCAAGCTGGAGTTTTAGTGGTGGAACGGTGACCACTAACTCCTCCGTAAAAGCCGGATCTCTTGTCTCTATCAAGGCTGGCTCCAAATACTATAACGGAGTGTCCATTCCCTCTTGGGTAATGAGCGACCGTTGGTATGTCGTCCAGGTTACTGGAAATCGTGCGGTCCTTGGTAAAAACGCAAGCGGAACACATAATATTCAGAGCCCGATCAATGTCAATAATCTTACGACTAGCTCGGGATCGTCTGGCTCCTCAGTCTCCACAAGTACACTGGACCACTATGAAGTTAAATGGCATTACGATTCTGGTGATGGTATCTGGTTTGAGGGCGGTTCTTCCACTACGACCGAAACTCATGCCACTTACAATGCGCCGGACAATGCGAACTTTATTCTGGTT